GTACGCTTAAGGTGGCAAAAGTAAAAGGCACACTGGAATCGGAACTCAAGAGAATCGAACGGAGCACGCTGCTCATATTGGATGACCTCTTCCTTGTGAACCTTGATGCCAAGGAACGACCCATCCTGCTCGATATAATAGAGGACCGACATGGGCGCAAGTCCATCATCATCACCTCGCAACTGCCAACGGACAATTGGTATGATGCAATCGGAGACCCTACAGTAGCAGATGCCATTATGGATCGTATTATACATACGGCGCACCGGATTGAGCTGACAGGAGAAAGTGTCCGTAAAATGGCTGCATACAGAGGGAAATAAACTAAAATAATAATAACCCCATCGGTCAAGACTTTTTAAGGGGGCATTGTTGAATGTTTTAAGGGGGCAGAATCGCTTGGTTTTAGGGGGCAGCTTACACTGGATTTTCCACCGAGCCGCGCCGTCGTCCCGTTGCAGTCGCAAGTGCCGCTTTGAGTCGGAAATATGATAATTTTTTGTTACAAAATAGCAAAAATTCATTAAAAATTCACTATTCTTTACAAATATTGTAAAATATTTTAAATTTTGTTCTGAAACAACCCTTGCCGCCCCCTCACGCATCAAATCCCACCCCTTACGATACCCTTCATATAAAAAGCCCTGCCATCCTCACGGACAACAGAGCCAACCCAACAGTAAAGAAAGAAATGATCAAACCACAGAGGCAGCGGATGAGCTTCGTCCCCTATCCCATACACGCACAAACTCTTTTCGCATGGTGAAGTACTTCAGGGCATCCGTCAAGTTCGTAGACTCTTTAGGCAGCCTGTGCGTAGGTAACTTATCTCCGGTCTTGAGCTTCACGGTAATGCTCGTACCCGTCTTCTCATTGCTCTTGATGGCCGTTCCGGTTACTTCCATCTCAGACTTGAGGTTCGGGCAGTTGTACTGGTCAATCAGCAAGGCAAAGAGATTACGCGCCAGGTTGCCACTGAGTAAATCCATGAAGAACCGGTATTCCATGTTGCTACCGATATTGCCCTGTCCCAAGCTCATCAGCTGTACCTGCCAGCCTGTACGCTTGCCCTCAGCATCGAACTCAATGTTTCTCTTTATCTGTGTGGCCATGTCCGCAGAGACTTTCTTGTAGTTATTCATTGACCGGTCATAATACAGCTTCAGTATCTTACGCTTGTGCGGGCGGAAGTAATATAGGAACTGGTCTGCCAGCTCACGCACGCTATTAGGCGGAAGCGTATACAATTCCTTCAGTATGCGCATTACATTGCCATTACGTTGGCCGAATACCATAGACAGCATATTACCGGAGTCCATACCTGCCTCTAATGGTTTATTCTTATCCAGGTACCGGAGAACGGAGCAATCCGGATTCCAACCGAACTCATGCTGCTCGATCACGTCATTCAGGAAACCATCCGCATAGAAATGCTTCATTGCCAGGTTGCAATAAAACATCTGGCTGGCTTCCAGTTTCGGAATGACGGAAAGCACATTGCAAAAAAGACCTTCCAGCCCTTCAGCAAATTCATCGCTGAACCAATCTTCTCCCAATACATCGGCATTCACATACGAGGAAGAAATAAAGAAAAACGATGTGCCCCGGCGTGTCTTGATCCAGCGTTCTTCCCACCGCTTCATATTCTTTCCGGCAAGTTGCATCGAGCGTTCAGCAGCATCCAGTTTCGAGGCTAAAGATGCATCAGAACGATAGGCAGCTTTCAATTCCTTGTACTTCTGCAAACAGGCTACATATTCTTTTTTCGTCTCATTGTAGACAAATCCAGCCCGCAGCATAAGTAATATTTTTCGCTTGTCATTTTGTTTGGCCAGCTTCAGTATCCAATCATACTCGCCAAGATGGTTCGGGTCCGGCATATCCGTTGTCAGTGTACGGCTACGATACCAAACGCTATCGCCATATTTTACGCGGAAGCCACGAACCGCCTTCAACAAGTTCGTGAACTTCTCTTCCGGAAAATACTTCACCTCATCACCGAAGACACCGACATAGGAACGACCGGCACCGATTGAAGGCCTGTCGAGCGAGATAAAAGTAAAGTTAAAGCCGGTATAGAATACCATCGTGTTGCGCCAGTCTGTACAGACGTTGTACATGCGATCTTTCCATTCCTGCGGCGGCTCCTGGTTAATGACATAGTGTATGCCCATTTCCCACCCCAACATAGAAAGCCCGTCAATGAGTGACGGGATTACATTTTTGTGCAAATCAGAGTAAGTATCGGCAACCCAGGCGAACGGCGCACCCTGACAATCCAAAGCAACTTCCTGCACACGTTCGGCCAATACCTGAACGGTCTTAGCCGAAGCACGCCCGGCAATCCAATACAGTGACCAAGGCATCATTATAGCTATGAGCTGCGCCATCCAGTTGGAAAAGCGCACTTCGACCTCATCCGATATCTTTAGTTTTTTCTTCCTGGTCATTCAGCATCTCCTCAAAATCAATATCCACAATATTAGCATCTCTCTTCAGGCGGACTTTTTCCCTCTCAGGAAGGTCAACAGAATCTATCTGCGCAGCAAGTATCTGACGGTTCGCCGCATCCAGTCCCACCGCTTCCGGATTAAGATCATATATCTTGATGGGCTTTTCGTCTATCTCTTTCGGCTTGACCGGATCAGGCTTATCCAGTTGTTTGATTTTAGCCGCCTGTATGTTGAGATTGCCGTACACCTCCATATCTTTGGAGCTGACGGCGTTTTGCAGAACTACCTGAGCAGCTTTCATCAGGTTGTCGAACATCATGTTGCGATGAGCGTTATTCTCAATGGTATCATTGAGGTAAAACAGGTTAATTGCCTCACTGTACATCTTTCTGGCACGCAGTCGCTCGACGTTGAACGGCTCGTGCATCAGGAAGGCAATAGCGTTATCCTTGCCGTACTTCCGGTTTATACCTACAAGTGCATAGAGGGCATTGTAGTAGTCCAGTTCATCAGCCGTCAGTTCCATAGTGCAACCGGACGCGATGTAGTCCTGTAATGTGTCAAAGTAAGATTTATCGAACATCAGCCTATATCATCAAAGAAAATCTTGTTAATGGAATTGCGATATCCCGTCGCTTGGCGGAATTTATCAAACCGTTGCGCCTGGGTCACATTGTCTCCGGTTTCAGCACTGGCAGACATTGCCAGCCCTTCCTTAGCCCGCTGTACAAGCTCGCCACGTTCGTAGTGAAACTTCAACGGAGAACCAACCAGATTGAAATACCAAAGAAAATCATTCACGGGGATATTATAGTACATAGCGATTTGCTTCGGCTCATAGCCAATGCCTGCCAGGTGTTCAAACTCATCCATATCAATCCGGTCATACCATGGCGGAGCCTTACGCCATTTGACCAATTCGTCCGCTACGAAACTCATACACTTCTTTATTTTTTAAGAAAACATATTGTTCTTCCATTGCATTCTCACCATAATTGCCGGAACCTTCGACCACGAAGAAACCTGCGGCTGTGTCCAGACAGGTAATCTTCTTGTGGCTCCAAGCGAATGATAATTCAATCACTCCATCCTGATGGAGCTGCACCAACCGTTCAAAAATCTTCGGCATACGGAATTTTATCGTTTCCGATATATGCAGGTGGATACTGCCTATCAATTCCTTTTCGCGCCATCTCAACAATGCGTTTATAATGCGCTCATTCGTCGAATACGTGGCGATATAGAGATGATTAACCCGTCCGGCATACCTTATCAGGTAAACAATAAAAGTAAAGGCCGTGAAGCTCTTTTGCGTTTCTATGAAAAAAGCCTCGTTATCGCCGGGCAGACGCCCGCATAATTCTTTCAGACTATTCAGTTTGAAAGTCAGCATGGTTTCAAACCGTCTGGAGAACAAGCGGGAATCTGTCATTTCCTGCCTGAGTTCCTTCAGGCTGAAGTAATAGCTCATTCCAGTAGGCGATTGATATCATTCAGTTCTTTCTCATAACCGGCTAACCTTTCCCGCCGTATCGGGTCAAGGTGCGGTTTATCTCCCTTCGCTATCTCTGATTTGACGCGCCAAATGTTATTTTCAACCTGGCGCTGGCGACGAACCAGTTCCTTGACCGGTAACTGAAGAAGTTCGCTTCTCCGGCGAAACTCCGCGAATGCAGGATGTTTCCCCAGCAAAGAACGATGTACCTTGTAATAGTTCAACTCTTCCCAGATCATACGGTTCTCAATGTAGTTGTCTATCAAATCCCGACTGACATCCGCACACTGCTTCAGCGAAGTACAATCTCTGAGTTGTGCGTGTAACCGCACATACGCATGATATTTGCTAAACTTGCGGGAAGCAAGCGTCTCCAGTTCTATGGGGCAGTCCGGATCATTCAGGAAAGCGAACTCTTCACGGAAAGAGTTCGGTTCTTTCCGTGAAGGCAGTTCCGGAAGTGCTCTTCATTCTTCGAAGATGGACGGTTCCGGAAACATCTGTTCCAAGAACTTTTCCAACCAGGCAGAATAACCGGAAACTGTATTGTTCAGGAAGACTTTTCTCTGAAGAAGTTCTTTTGCCTTCTGTTCATCAGGTTTTTGGGAAATAACGGGCAATAAGAACTGATCTGTTTTCCAATCCAAAACAACAGGATATGCCGGAAATGCCTGTGAGTTGAAATAGAGAGATGAGAACAATACACCTGATTCAGCTTCAGGAAAACGTTCCAGCATTTCCACCAATTTGGATTTTTCAAATAAGACCGGTGTATGAGTACCGTAATTCAGTTTGGGTAATCCACATTTATCCAACAACATAACAGTACGGCTCATGTTATTTGCATAAACTCCTTTGAACTGATTCGGTTTAAGATCGCCCAACACTTTAGGAATTTCAATATGCGCCAATGAAATACCATTAACCAGGTAAATGTCATCATTCGTCCAGACGAAACGCTTTGTCACTTCAGGCGATTCAATGGCCAACTTCAATTTCTCCATGGTATCAATCTGCGGATTATCAGATGTACGCTGATGTTCAATGACAGTCACTTCTTCACTGAACCAATCTTCGCAATCACCGATAATCACCAGATTGGCAGGAAAGCGGGTATTGTTATACCAGGAGCGGAGAGCGAAAAGCAGCTCCCTGCCTTGAGCAAATTCTTTGCAATAAGGAATTACCACCGTTGTGTGATCCTGGGCTTTTTTCTCCAGTACCGGCAATTCATCAGCAACGGCATCGCTTGCATGTAATGCTCCGGATTCATTAACCTGTGTTTCCGCGGTTTCTACCGTTTTCACCTCTTTCACGTCTTTAGATTTAGACGCTGTTTTTCTTGTTGTCATAATGATAAAAATATTAGTACGGTACAAAAATATCCTCCACAGGTAGTGCGTAAAAGGACAAAAAAGAGACGTATGCAATGCACACGCCTCTTTCTGCACAACCTATTCACCAATCAAACTACAATCCACTACCACCGGAACCGGCAGTCAGGCCTAGGACAGCATTTATTTCCGCACTATCAGTTGCAGGAATAAATGATTTAGCGATGTGCCCGATAGTGGCACCGCGCAATGAACTCGCCAGGTTTATCGTATTCTTCGCCCCCTCTTTGTTGTCCTGACTATCAGCCTTTGACATCTTCAATGGAGTGCACGGCGTACCCGCTATCTTAGCATCATCACCGGAACAATCCATAACGATGGCTCCCATGTCTTCATTGATATTGTTGTTAACAAACTCATCCAGTTCAATTTCGGTACCAGGATGTTCAAAATCCACATGTTGGATAAAACCACGTGCATCGTCTTCACCCTCACTCGTATGATAGATGTTAATGGTGGAGTCCGTTGCATAGACAGCAATGGGCTTCTTGCCTTCCGCCATCTCGAACTTATTCACGCGTACCCCTTTTTCATCACGCCCATATTCTGCAACATCTTTCCACAGAAAAAGAACAATAAACGACTTTTTACCCTTCGGGCGACCGGCATTCGATGACTTCTTAGGCACCGATACCATGCTATATCCGTTATCAGCCATAACTTACCTCCTCATTTTTTAATTAAAGACCTCCACTTTGCGAATCGGAAGAACTTCCCGATTCTTCTGATCCCGGTGCAAGTTTATTAACTAATTCTGTCGGCAAATAAGCAAAAATCGCTTCTGCCAACCAGAATCCCACACCTTCACGCCATTCTCCGTATATCTTAGCCGCATAATCCTGAGTAGCCATACGCAATTTCTGATTCTGAGGATTACGAGACATCAAATGACGGAAATTCTCTTTAGGCGTAATGAAGAAAGCACCGGAACCGCGCATTCCCTCAAGTCCCTCAAATACAAACTTCGTATAATCAACTTTCACCTTTTCACCATCTTCATTCTTGGTAGTCTTATACTTATCACGATAAGCACGGGAATATTTCAGAATGAAATCCGGGTCTGCATGAATAGTCAACTTCTTATTCTTATAAAGCGGAGCCACCTGATCAACCGCATTCTCCACATCCGTCACAAGTGCATCTCCCGTCCCAAAGGTTTTACCGTCAAACAACAAGTTAATACCTTCTTTATTGCCACCTTGTTTGATACGGCACAGTTGGGTAAGATAACCGTCACATACCTGGTCCGCATCGTTTGCTACGAACTTGCCATCTTCACCCTGTGTCGGTTCCTTATACTGTCCCACAGCAAAAGCCATTTCACGCTCTTCGTCCAATTTGGGTTTAACCAACTGTTCAATGATATAACGTACAATAGGCATGTCTTTCGGATCAAGATTTTCATCATACAGATATCCGAGAACCTCATCGATCAAGTCAGAAGGGATAATCTCAACATTGATCTTCATCGGATACTGTTTGATTGTCAACGGAGTAAACTTCGTTTTACCCTTAGGGGTCCATTGCGGTGTAAATGATTGCAAAACAGATGTGATATGAGAGTGCGTCACACGTACCTCAAATTTATCTGTAATCATAGTCGTCATATACTGAAGGGATGAAGTCGTTCCCATCAGCGAACGGAAAATCTCCATCTTTTGAGAACTGATATAACGGCCGAACTCTTTATGCAGTTCTTCC